TGAACCCAAATGTCTGTAATTAACAACATACCTTTTTTCTTTAAAATTTTTTCAATGTTTTTAAAAAAACTATCTTGATCATAAAAAAAATGCATAGAACAATTTAATAATATAAAATCAAAAGAGTCGTTTTTTATTTTAGTGTTATAAAAATTATCTACAATATAATTACATTGTTTATAGTTAGAGTTTGCATATTCAATAAAGGCAGGTTCTATATCACACCCTGTTACAGTAGATTCTTTAAAATATTTTTTTATAACATGTGCCCCACGTCCCCACCCACAGCCTAAATCTAATACAGAATCATTTTTAATTTGTATGTTTTTAAATAAATTTAAATAAGTGGTCACTTGGTTAGGAAAATCTTTGTCACTATCTTCTAATTTAATTTCATTATCTACAAGCCCATGGTTTTGTAAAGGATACCAATTATTGTTTTTTACATACAATTCAAAAAACTCTTTATCAGATAAATTAGGTTTCATTTTTTAATATCTATTATTTTTATATTACCAGCTATTGTTTTTCCGTTTGAGTTTGGTTTTACCCAATGTTCTAAATATGAAGGAAATATAATTATATCTCCTTGTTTTAATTTAGGTGCGTAGTCTTTATCAAAGACTTCGCTTTTACACATTTCTAATAAATTTCTTACGGGTGAATTAAAAACAGTGTATGATTTTTTGGTGTCGTAATAAATAATAAAAGAAAAATCTGAAGCGTGCACATGAGTTCCTTGGTAATCTTTTTTTTCATATTTATTAACCCACATTCCATGCATTTTAAAAATAAATGTTTTACAAATAGGTTTTAATAAATGAGATAACAAATCAGTTAGTTGTATGTTTAAATAATTCATACAATCTTTAGTAAGTAATGTTTCTGTTTCTAATGTTGTATTTAAATCAGACTCAAAAGATTTTTTATACTTATTGGTATTAATTTTTATTTTTGTAAGATCTAAAGTTTTAATAGCTATTGGATTAGAAAAAATATTGTATGTGTTTACTGAAGCCATGCAACAATACTATATCTAGTACCTTCTGTTATTGGTTCTATGCCATGAGGATACATAAAATTACTTGGGAAAAAAACAATAGAACCTGTTTGTAGTTTACATCTTTTAATTTCAAATTTATTTTGATCTGTAAATATTAAATCACCACCTTTGTATTCTTCGTTTAAATTTATAATTACACTTACTGTTCTGCTATAGTCCGTATAATTATCTACATGATATTCATACTTTCCACCTACTTCATATTTTAATAAATCTATTTGATTTATTTTAGTACTTTCAGTAAAAGGAAATTTTATTTGGTAATAAACATACAATCTTTCTATTTCTTTTTTAATTTTATCAAAAACATCTTTTTTAGGATCTACACCACAACCTAACACATTTCTTTGATTTTTATTTAATCCGCCGTGAGTAGCTAAATGTTCTAATTTAAATTGTTTATATGAATTAATTATTTCTTTACAAAAATTATTACTAATTAAATTATTAATTTTGACTACAGATTCTAAATGATCCATTTAAAATATTTTTCCGTTTTGCCATTTCCACAAATGAGGTGAGTTTAATATTTCTTTGTATACATAGTAATCTATTTCTAGATATTTACGCACTTCCATTTCGTCTACACCTATGTCTTCTCTGTCTTCACTTATGTTAAGTCTTTCGGTTTTATCAAAATGCATTTTTAAAAAAGTAGATAAGTCTTTTAATTCTACATACCAGTCTATATTAGTGTTTATTATGTAAGGGACTTGTGAAGCTGAATGACTAACGTGTCCTTTTTTTCTTGTAAGAACATTAATACGAAAATTATGTAAAGAAGAATAATCTATGTCTTTAGTTTCTAGATTATGTTCTTTTAAATCATGTTTAACTCCAGAAATAAACCTGGCGTAAGGTTCTCTTATTACTGTCCATTTAATTTTATTAAAGTTTACTTGATCAGTAACACTTGGGTCTAAATCTTCTATGCATTTAATTACACTACTTGACCCATTTTTATGGATAGGTAAATATTGAAATTTATCTGTTTCGTATAGTTCTATATTTTGAAATATCATTTTGTGTACCACGCTGGTAAAGTATATCTTTTTCCTTCTGTTATTTCTAAAACTTCGTGACGATTTTTTATATCACCCCTAAAAAATATACAAGAGTTTTTTTCTAATTTAAATTTTTGACCGTCTTCAAAAAGTAATTCACCTCCGCCATAGTCATTATTTAAATATACAATAGATCCAAAATTTATATCTTGGTCTGCATCACAATGAATTGGGTGACTCCAACCTTTTGTTCTTCTAACTATAGAAGCTTCATCCCAGTTAACTTGTTTAGTGTTAAAAATTTGATCTACAAAAAAATTACCTTTTAATTGATAATAATGCATTAAAGTTTTTACAGTGTCGTTTTTAACAAACCTTAAATACAAAGTACTATTTTTATGGTGATCATACAAATTGGTACAAAGATGGCTGTTTTGATCAAAATAAAATTTTAAAAAATCTGAGTCTATATCATTAATGTAATTTTTAATAACAAATCTATCTTTATGATGTTGTTCTATCATTTTATATCTCTAACATTATGTTTAAACAAAATCTATTGGGTTTTAATTTTGGTGCTATACCTCTGTGATACAGTTTACTAGGAAAGACAATAGCCTCTGATGCAATTGATTTATAAAAATCTATTTTATTATTAATCTTAAATTCTGTACCGCCGTCATTGTTGTGTAAATTATATATTATAGAAAATGCATTGTCTTCTTTGTTGTCCATGTGAAATTGCATAACACTTCCTGGATGATACCAATTCCAATATATTCTAGTAATTTTTTTAAATTTTATAAGTGATTTATTGTTAACTACGTCAAAAATAAATTGAGCATATGTATTTAGAATATCATTGTTGTAATAGTCTTGATTTTCTTTATATGTAACTATTAAAAAACCAGCATCTTTTTGGTCTTTGTTCATAAAGTTGTTTTCATCAAACCCAAAATACCAGTTTTTTGCAGCGTATAAATTATCTAAAATCCTATTATTAGTATTGATTGGAATTCCAGTATCAATTTTGGTTATCATATCTATTGTTTTCTGACTTTCATTCTTCAAAAAACTACTATATAAACCATAAAAGATATGATTTCAACTAGGTAAATCATAGTATAATGAGGTTATATGTTACAAAAATTAGGATTCCTACCAGGTTTTAATAAACAAGTTACGTCTACAGGTGCTGAATCACAGTGGACAGGTGGAGAAAATGTACGTTTTAGATATGGTACACCTGAAAAAATAGGTGGTTGGTCACAACTAGGTGAAAGTAAATTAACCGGTGCAGCTAGAGGTCTACATCACATGGTTAATAAAACAGGTATTAAATACTCTTTAATTGGAACTAACCGAATCTTGTATGTTTATACAGGAGACGTGTACTATGATATACACCCTTTAACTAATCCATTAGGCACAGCAATCACAAACGCATTTAGTACAACTAATGGATCACCAACTGTAACAATAACTTTTGCTACAGCCCATGGTTTTGAAGCAGGAGATATAATATTATTTGGTAATGCATCTACATTTAGTGCTATTTCGGGTTCTAATTTTGGAGCTTCTGATTTTGCCGATAAAAAATTTATGATAACAAGTGTTCCTTCAGGAACTACACTTACTATTACAATGCCAAGCAATGAAACGGGAAGTGGTGCAACCACTTCTGGAGGTATAACTTATTTTCAATATTATCATGTTGGTACACCTGATCAAGTAGGGGTTTTTGGTTATGGTATATCGCAGTGGGGTGGTAGTGTTACAAATCCACAAACTACAACTTTAAATGGTTCTTTAGGTGATAATGCTTTTGGAACAGGTGGATCAGGAACCACAATTAACGTAGCAAGCACCACGGGTTTTCCAAGTGCAGGTACAAATTTTATACAAGTTGGAACAGAAGAAATATCTTATACGGGAATTACAGCTACAAGTTTTACAGGAATTGTTAGAGCTGTTAGAGGAACAACTCGAGCTGCTCACAGCACCAGTGCAACCGTTACAAATTACAGTGGTTTTAGTGGATGGGGCTCAGCAGCATCTACTACTGACAAAGTTGAAGAACCAGGTATGTGGTCTATAGATAATTTAGGTAGCACAGCTATCTGTTTAATATTTAATGGCGAGTGTTTTCAATGGGATTCAGATTTAAATGATGCTGTAACAACGAGAGCAACTATTATATCTGGTGCACCAACAGCATCACGTGATATGTTAGTATCAACTCCTGACCGTCACTTAGTATTTTTTGGAACTGAAACAACTATTGGTGATAAAAGTACACAAGATGAAATGTTTATACGTTTTTCTTCTCAAGAAAATATTAATGACTATACACCAACAGCTGAGAATAGTGCCGGTACGCAAAGACTGGCCGCCGGATCACGGATCATGGGTGCAAAACTTGGTAGAAATGCAATTTATGTTTGGTCTGATACATCTTTATTTACTATGAGATTTGTTGGAACACCTTTTACAT